TTTAAGCCTGAAGAATGGAGGCCCGAAAAGAAGGGCGCAGATGAGATGGAGACATTTCGCGCAGATGCGGCAGGCACAGGGTGCATGGTCGTCCGAAGGCCCGTCTTAGAGCGCATACGGGATGAAAAAAAGCTATGGTTTGTCTTTGATTACGTGGAGGGAAGGCGCGTGGGAGAAGATTTCACCTTCTGCGCTAAGGCAGGGGGCGTCACGGTGCTGCCTACCTACGTGTGTGCCCATGCACGCGAGGTGAACATCACGGAGTTAGTGCCCATGACACAGCTTGCCGCCCTTGGCGCACAGTACTTGCAATCGCAATCGCGTCAAGCACCTGTTGAGGAAAATCGGATGGCGGTTGCATCAGAGGTGTCTACTATAATAGAAGGGGTGCCGCCTGCGCCGCCTCCGCTGGATTTAAACGGCCCTATCATTGGCAATTTTGGTAAAAACCAAGGAAATAGACCCAATAGAAGCCAAAACACGCGGCGAAGGAGACAAAAGGGGGCTAAAAAAAGATAAATCATGCGTTTCTTAGTAGCCTCACCTCTGCCCAATGGATGGGTTAAACTCATATATCAGCATCAGGTAGGACGCAACGCCAACGAGCCGTTGGAGATGAAGTTTAGGCGTGTGGCGATTGGTGTCTGTCTGGACACCCCATCGTTTGCTGTGGCCGTAGGAGAGCGCGTATATGAGCATAATGGTCGCAGTGAGCGTATCTATGTTGTTTTGGACGAGTTTGAGCAATCCGTGCCTGCGCGTATGTTTCCCAAGCTAATTGAATGGAAAGACCAGTATTTAGCGCAATACATGTACAGCGCGTCAAGCCCTGCCGATCAAGTAGAGGCGTTGCGGCGAACAGATGGTTTGGTTCACTATAATGGCTTAACGCCTGGCGTAGCGCAAAGCCGTTGGCCCACGTTTGTGCACATTATGCACACTGCATACCCGCGCACCCTGAACATACCTGACGAGAATGAGATGCACCGTGACTTGGAGTTAGTGCTGAGTGCGGAGGCAACAGACCCTCATTCGGGCATGACGCTTTATGGCGTAGATGCCGAGCCAATATACAGGCTTATGTTTCCTTACGATATACCGACCTTACAAACCCAAGCAGGCGTGCGTGGTGCACGGGTAACAGTATGCAAGGCGCTATGGTTAGCTGTTATGGGGTTAGAGCGATCATCGGGGGCATCAAGTTTAAATATGCACAGCGAGGACACGCATACACATCAGCCATCCAGCATAACGGGGTATTGATAATGGAAAGTTGGGATAAATGACGTTTGGTGACTTATGGAAGTCTATTGATTGGTCGGTGGCCGAGATGGAGGAGGAAGGGTGGCTGAATAAGCACAAGGGCGATCCTACAGACCAAGAATTCAAGACCAAGTTTAGAATGACGTTAGTTGAGCAGGCCCTCTTTGGCTCGGCAGAGCAAAAGGAAGAAGCCAAATATCTTTTGCATATGGCAGGCGTATGGCCGCAGATCGTAGCTTTCTTGCGCCTTAACAACTTAATTGAGGAGAAGCCCGATGGACCTGATAGAGCAGATAGGCATGGAGGTGAAGCCGTTACGCAAGAGGGTGTTGTTACAGCGGGATGGCGAGTGGGAGGAGGAGACGCAGGGCGGGATAATGATTCCCGACAGCGCAGTGAGGCCTCCACAGACAGCGAGGATATTACAGAAGGGGCGTGACGTTAGTCAAGACATAGAGATAGATCGGCTGGCTATTGTGCCTCAGTGGGCAGGAACGGAGGTAAAGATCAATGATGCATGGTATCTACTGTTAGCCGAAGAGGAGATCATGGCATATGTCGATTAAATCAACTGTAGTTAAAGATGCTGTCTCTAAGAAACAAATGGAGCGCGTATGTAGGATGTACTATACGGATGCCGACGCTTTTAAAGCGTTAGGCATAGCGCCCAGTACGTTTAGGAGGCTCTGCAAGCAATACGGCCTATTGACGCCCTCTGCAAGAAAAAAAATTGCTAAATAAAAAATATGTTGACAAAGAATTTTGATAAGTATATTGTCCACCTAAAGGACTCTTTTGCCTAAAAAGGATTTGTGTGGCTAATCCAGACTTTCCAGCGCCAGAACTATTAGATTTAGATGATGAGGAAAAAGAAGAGATCCTTACTTCTATTGCCCATCTATACAGAGATCGAATAGAAGAGCGCACTAAGTTAAATGAGCAGCACATTGCCTATGACAATATGTTCAGGGGCAAGTTGGATGATGGACGCACTGGCCCATGGCCCAATAGCTCTAATCTCCATGTGCAGATGCCCTATTGGTTAGTTGACTCTATTAACACACGCTTAGTCTCTTCTGTGTGGGGTCAGACGCCTTTGGTATCTGGTAAAGCGGAAGAGGATGACGATCAAGCCATCTTTGATGATGCCTGTAAGCTAGTCGATTGGCACTTACAGCCTGCACGCATGAATGCTCGCCAGATGTGGTCTTTGATCTCTAAAAACCGATGCATACACGGCGTGGGAGTGGGTATCTTCTCCTACGTCACCGATGAATACACCTACCGCGCAAAACAGCCCACCTCCGCACCAGCTATCCTCTTTAATCCTGACGGCACGCCACAGATTGATGTCGATGGCGAGTTGGTAGTACGGCGCGAGGAAGAGACTATTCTCCAGCGTGAGATTAAGTATGATGGCCCTGTGCTGCACCCTGTGGAGTGGGATGATCTCATTAAGAGTCAAGAGGGATTAAACCTACAGCCACTCACGCCATCAAACCCTGGTGGCTCAGATTACGTGGGCATTCGCCAATGGCAGACGCTCTCTTACATCTGGCAGCGCAGGAATGAAGCGTATGGCTATATCTTGGACGATACAGAGACGAGCGACAAAGAGTGGTGGATAAAGAAGGCTCCTGCTCAAGATCGTTCAGGCGATTCCATCACCTCAGATAACCAGCGCAGGGTCAAAGCACAAGACAGGCATGAGGGCACGCAGCGTGCGCTCTCTACCCGTAAGACACCCAACGCAAGGCCCAACCCTGAGTTTGAGACGGTGATGTGGTTTATGCCGTGGGAGTTGGAGAATGAGGAGGGCGAGAAGGAGTGGACAGAATGCGTTTTCTTTGCCTGCCTACAGCCTCAGTTCCTCCTTGGCGCATACCGCCTCAGTGACATTGCATGGCGCAATCAGCGTCCTCTCTTGGAGTTGCACTACCAGCGCGTAGGTACGCGGTGGTGGTCGATGGGCGTCATGGAGGTCGCCAAGCCCCTGAGTGCTGAGTTAGATACGATACACAACCTACGCATGGACATTGGCTTTGCCACTAACATGCCCTTCTTCTTTTATCGTGCTACGTCCACCTTAAATCCTGAGAAGATACAATTGCGTCCTCTCAAGGGTGTTCCTGTAGATGACGTTAATGATGTGCGCTTCCCGCAGTTGCAGAATGTCACGGGATTCTATGCACAAGAAGAGCAGCTACTCTACACGCTGGTAGAGCGCGTGATGGGCGTCACGGATTTGTTTCTGGGCATGTCTCCTACGCGGGGCGCAGCAGCGCGACACGCTACAGGCTTTGTCGGCACGCAGCAAGAGTCTATGGCGCGCACCTCGGAGATGCTGAATCAGGACTCGGAGGCGTTTGGCTTCATGTGTAAGATGGCGTATAACATGGAGTTACAGTATGGCCCTGAGTATAGGATGATACGTCTGGAAGGCAATGAGGGGCCTTTGACGCAGAAGCTATCGCGTAAAGACTTATGGATGCGCGGTGAATATGACTTTAGGCTTGGTGCTAATGCAGGGTTATATGGTTCGATGCTACGGCAGGAGCAGGGCAATGCGCTTTTACAACTTGCTGCCAACTCGCCCATCATTATGAACGATCCTGCCAAGCGATGGGAAGTAGAAAACTTTTACCTACAAGCCATAAACATACCCACACCGCAACAGTTTATTGGTCCAAGAGAAGCGTTGTCTAAAGGGGTGTCAAAAGATTGGGAAGAGGAAAACGGCGAGATGGATCAGATGGTCTATGGCCGTGACGCTCCTGCACCAGTGCATCCTAATGACAATGACGATGAGCACTTACAGGGCCACATGGCGCACATACAGTCAGAGTCGTATCAGGCTATGGGCAGTCCTAACCTACAAGGATACATGCTTCACCTACAACAGCATGTGCAGTCCAAGCAGCAAAAGATGATGATGCAACAGCAACAAGCTATGGCGGCAATGCAACAACAAGGTCAAGGTCAAGCACCTGGACAAGCACAACAGCAGCCTACCGCCAATAACGTAGCACAGCTACAAGGCGTGGGTCAGATGGGTGCGATGGGTGACATTAATCAGTCCCCCGCCGCTAGCAACGGTCAAGGTCCACCTAACCTACAATCATTAGGGGCGTAACGATGCCAAATTATGATAATCAAATGAGAATGGGTATGTCACCAATTGAAAGGATGAGTTTTCCTTCAAGGCCAAATGATGCATCTGGCCCAAATAACAGTGCAAGAATGCAGGACCAAGGTATGCAACTCCCCAACTATGATATGGGCTCAAAAGGATTTGCACCTCAAGCATTGCCAGCGTCAATCGGCCCGATGCAAGGCTATGCTAATAACATGGATCCTGAGATGCTACAGCAGATCATTGCAATGATGATGGCAACGCAAGGCAGGATTGGACAATCGCGTCCGAACAATTATATGGGTTTAAACAATCTTGGGGATTCGGGTGGCCAAAACTCTACCTATGATTATTACAAATAACATCAGGGGTTGTGGATGAGTGAGCAGGACAGGCTAAGTAGAGCCAAGAGAGACTTCTTTACCAACCCATACTTTAACGTCTTCGTTAATGTTATGCGCGAGGTAGCAGTTAAAGAGGTCGAGGGATTACGCGCAGCGGCTCGTGCAGGAGACTTGGGTAAGATACAGTATCACACGGGCCTCACCGATGGCATTGATCGTGTCATTACACGATTGCAAAACGAGCAAGAGGATGCGCTAAGTGGCTGACCTTCCAAGAGAAGTAAAAGATCAGGTAGTGCGAAATATGGTGAGTCAAGGGCCATTCGCCTTTGTCTCGTTAAAGAATGGGGAACCTTCAATCGTATGGCACGATTTGAAACCCATGCAGTGGTTAACGGTATTCACTGCTTTAGCAGATGCGGCAGGATTATCGTTGCCAACATCCGTGACGGTGCGCTTGCGTGAGCAAGCCGCTGTTTTACACAATAACCAAGTAGCAGAGGAGATCAGATAATGGACTGGTCGGGAAATAAGAGCTATAGCAATGCAAAGCCGCGCAAGGCGTCTGACAAAGGCAAGACGGGCGGCAAGTCAGCTAAAGCCAAAAAGAGCGGTTCGTGCGGTCATAAAGACCCCGCCAAGCAGTACTAATCAACCTGGAGCTAAGGAATGTCAGAAGCTGTTAGGGACGTAAATTATAATGGAGATTCGTCCACTCCAAACGGCTCTGAAAGTTCGGGAGGCGACCCGTCATCATCGTCAGAGGGCCAAGATAATCGCGTGCCATATGACCGCTTTAAAGAGGTCAATGACAAGGCACGCACGTATGAACAGCAACTAGCTCAGTTTCAACAACGGGATGCTCAGTGGGCGGCGCGTGACGCAGCCCTACAGCAGCAGATGCAGCAAATGCTAAAAGCACAAGCTGATAGACAAAGGCCCGTTGACCAGAGTCAGCAGTCGAAACCTGACCCTACTGAGCAACTGATACGCCAACAGCTAGGCAATGATGAAGCAGGTAAACAGGCGTACGAGACATTGCAAAGGCACTTTGAGCATCAGTATGCTCAGAGGGCTGGCAACCTTGTTACAAAAGAGGAATTGGCGCGGCGTGATCAAGCGGTGCACAAGCGGGTCATGGACGAGCTTGCTTCTACTTTTGGTACGTCTAATAGGTTTACCGAGTGGGAAAAGAAGGGCATGATTACTCCTGCACAGTCTGCTGAGTTACAAGTCAGACTGAATCAGGCCCTAAAGCAATACCCAGACTTGGCCTCGCGTCCTCGTGACTTAAAGGCTTATGTCTCGGAATTGTTGGTTGAGGAGATGGAGCAAGGTAAGATTAAACCTTTCTCCGAGCGCCCCAAGAATCCCATATCCGCAGGAGCTAGCGGTGCACCACTAAATGAACCTCCCCCGTTGGAGCCTGGGAAAAGTAACTTTGGTCGGTTGCGTAACATGAAACCTGAGACGGCTAAACGTCTTATGGATATCAGCTTGAATCGTCACAGTGGAGCGAATGGCTAATGAGCGAGAACAAAGATCCCAAAGAGATGCAGATTATCAATGCGGGTGTAGATTATGTCTTTGAGCGTTCGGATGGCCAAGAGTGTCCATTTTGTGGCGCACGCATGGGTGTAGGGGAAGAAGCAAACCCCAAAGCCTTAAAGAATCACTTGCGATCCAAGCATCCGCAGCAATGTTCGATGTCTATGGCGCAAGATTCGCTCAATCCCGTATTGGTTAACAAAGCCGATGAGTCTCCTCATGCCGTAGCGGGTATACAGCTACAAGACGAGTATGATCGTTTTAATGCCCTGTATATCCCAGAGGAGTCTCGTAAAGATGCAGAGCGCAACGGTGCAGTGCTTCGATGGGCGGCTCCTGATAAGGTCAGGCGTATGCTTGATCAAGGAGCAGTCATCGAGAATATGCCAAAAGGGTCGGACCTACGTGCGGTGCAAGGATCTACTGAAGATAATCGCATCCGCGCCAATGAGATGACACTATTGCGTATTCCAGCAGCATTAGCCGAGCGTAGACAAAAGCAGAAGCGCAGTCGCGTGGAACGCCAGTTGTCTGCTTCGCGGGAGTCGTATGAGCAGCAGCGTGAAGGCATAGAGAAGTTGGTCTATGACTCTATGAAAGCAAAGGGACATGATTCGCAAAAAGCAGGGCAAGTAGCTCGTGCTGTAGCAAATCGTGCTCAACGTGACCAGCAAGGTAATTTTACCATGGGTGATCCTGGCGCAAGGGAGGGTATAACGATCACTGACCAACGAGGGTCGCGCACCTTATAATGCGTAGTCTCGTTATTTAAAAGGAAAAGTATAATGGCAGCAGCTTCTCCAGCAAATGCTGACACGCCTCATGGCGCTACCGCCACGGGCATTATCTATGGGCTGAATGCTTATGCTGTTGATTCATCGAACAGCACGGCATTCTTTCGCGGTGACTTGGTTGCTATGGAAACGGACGGCAACGTGATCCCCTCTGCGGCTTCTAGCACGCACGTAGTTGGCGCAGTAGAGAGCGTTACCTCTATTAGCACGGCAGCTAAAACCCTCTTGGCGGCTAGCACGGCAGGAACGGTTTTGTGCCACTATCATCGTTCGCAGCAGTATTACATGCAGATTGATGACGGCACTCCTGCTGTTACCCACTATGGTGCTAACGCAGATATCTCTGTCACGAACCATACGGGTAACACGAACACGGGTATCTCTGGACAAGAGTTGGACGATGCTACGGTAAACACCACGGCGGGTCTGCTCATGCGTATTCACGGTCTACTTAATCGCTCGGATAACCTTATCGGTGACCACGCGGAATTGGTATGCACCATCAACGGACATTTTGAAACCGCTGGTACGGCGGGTATCTAAAGGAGATAAACAATGGCTAGTATTCATACCATTGGTAGCTTTCCTTTTTCAGCTACCCTGCGCGACATCGATTTGGTCATTTTCCATGAGTGGATGGAGCGTTCCGTTGTGGGCCGTGACATCTTCAATGTGCGCGAGAGCTCACAGTATCAGGAAGATACGCTGACCATTGGTGGTGTTGGCATTATGTCGCAGAAGCTGGAAGGACAGCCCATTGATTACGTTAGCAACAATGAAGGCTTCCGTAACACCTTCACGCACTTGGACTATGGTTCGGGTATGCGGGTAACGCGCAATATGTTGCGTGATGACCTGTATGCCACCATGGAGAAGCTCGCTGTTGAGTTGGCGCGCAGTGCGCGTGCTACTGAGGAGACGATCCTCGCCAATCACTTCAACAACGGCTTTAGCAACTCTTTCACGGGACCTGATGGCATCGAGTTGTTTGCCACCAATCACGTTCGTGAAGATGGAAGCACCTTTGCCAATGAGTTGTCCTCGGCGGCAGACCTTTCGCAGACCTCCCTTGAGCAGGCGCTGATTGACTTCAGTGACTTCCGTGATGGCGGTGGCAAGCGCGTGACTATTGAGCCGCGTACCTTGCTTGTGCCCAAGGAACTGCGTTTTGAGGCACATCGCCTCATTAAGTCTAACCTCGTGAGCGAGAACGACACCAATGCGTCGAACCCGCTGCAAGACATCATGGGCGTACAGGTATGGAACTACCTTACTGACCCTGATGCTTGGTTTATCCTTTCGGACAAGAGCGACCATCAGTTGTTGCTGTATGATCGTGAAGAGTTCTGGACGGACTACGAGTATGACTTCGATACCAAGGACTACAAGATCACGGGTATGTTTGCACAATCGAGTGGTTGGGCCGATCCTCGTGGTGTCTTCGGCAGCCCTGGTGTCTGACGTAACACGGGCATCTGCCCAAGATAGGTAGCAATCTCGCCACAGGCGTACAGGATGCCCTGTGGAGACTTACAGTGAGAGGGGGGAGTAGGCACACGCCCAAACCCCCGCTTACCTAAACTAAGAAAGTGAACAATGGCTAATTTGAGCTTCTCCCACGGTCAGTGGGTAAATAACGACAAGCCAGGTGGCGCGGTCTTTTTCGTAGGCGGCGGCACGGTGGCGTATAAAGGCATAGGCGCTTCGGACATCAACGATGGCCTAACGCCGCAGCAGCCCCTCTCCACGATCTCTGCCGCTCACACCAAGTGCGTAGCGGGTCGTGGTGATACTATTGTAGTCCTTCCTGGCTCTGTAACGATCACGGCGGCTATTGCCCTGACCAAGACTGATGTGACCTTGACGGGCTTTACCAGCGTCCCTGTGGGCGTTGAGGGGCCGTCTGAGATCGCCTGTGCTACGGACTCCGTAGAGATGATCGCCGTTGATGGCAATAACATCACGGTTGAGAACCTTGTTCTCACCAACACGGCCACTACCTCCGATACGTTTATGGTAGATGTCGCTGACACGACTGCTTCGGCGGGTGTGGTTATCCGCAATGTCTTCTTTAAGATGACGGGCGGTGCTGCTGCCCTGAACGGTTTGCGTCTTGGCGATGGCACGACTGTAGCCACCAACTGCTTGGTGGAGGGTTGCACCTTCTCGGATACAGACGATATCGCTATCACGGTGTCTGCCGCTTCGGATGAGAACACGCTGCGCGGTAACATCATCTATGATGGCGTTACGGCCAATGCCTCGCTGGACGCGATCTCTTGTGCGGGAGACGGTTGCTTGATTGAAAAGAACCAGATTCGCGTTGATGGCACTTCAGGCATTAGCTTGGTAGGTACGCTTAACCAACTGAACGACAACCGTATCTCGGTGACGGGCGCTAACACGATTGGTATTTTGTTGGCTGATGGCGCTACGGCGTTTGGTAATGGCAACGTGGTTACGGCGATTGCTGCTGGCAACCTCATCGATGCCACCACCGATGCTGACTCGCCCACGGTCTTTGCTGACACGGGTAACGTCCACGCGGCTGATCCTGCACTTGCCGCATTCATTGCACCCACAGTTGGCGGTAGTTAAACTATGGATAAAGCCACAGAAGAAGTGGCGTTGGTACTTAAGGCGCGTGGGCTTTCTGCAAAGGAGGCTCACGCACGCCTTAACGCTACTTATCGCCCCTGCACCTTATCAGAGATAGAAAGTCTCTTTACAGGTACGGTTAAGCCAAAAGCTAAGAAGAAGGTTGCTCCAAAAAAGTAGACGATTTGCCGCCATTATACAGCGCGCATTGAGCCGCTAAAGCGAAGAAAGGAAATCCGCTCATGGCAAACACTATTACCAAGACTACCCTCCACGACTCACGCCGCAGGGTCATTGCCAAAGTTGACATCACGGGCGATGCCTCTGGCGATGAGACAGCTACGCAAATTCTTGATATATCTACCCTTACTCCTACTCCGACAGAAGTCTCTGTGGTGCGCGTGCAGAGTTCATTGGGGGGTTTTAGCGGTTCTATCTTGTTTGATGGCACAGCCGATGTAATCATCTGTGCAATCCCAGATGGCAACATGGATCTTGACATGACCCGCTTTGGTGGCATACCAGACACCTCAACAGGCGCTAATAGCGACATCATGCTAACGACATTGGGTCTGGGCGCAAATGAACGAGGAACGATTATCATCGAAGCTGTGAAAAATGGCTTTATTTCTGGATCGTAAGTGGTTAATGAATCTATCATACGGCGCATTGATGAGCCAGTGCCAGAAGGAATGGATCATCTACCTTCTGTTTATCGTCGCGTATTGCCTCGACGTCATAGGGTATTAAGATGGGTCACTACGCTAATTTCAAGGCATACGAAGAGTCGCTGAATGGTACAAAAACTATATACTTCCCTTGGAACGCGTACAAGGTGATCTTAATGAATGACTCGTCATCCAAAGATCTAGTATTTGAGATTAGTGGTGAAAGAGGGACTCTCAGGCCCACCGAAACCTTTGCGGCCAGCGTGCGATTAAAAGGTATCACGTTAGTTGCAAACGAAGTTTCTTACAGGCTATGGATATATGGCTGATTCAATTTCTACCACAAGCACAGCAAATGCTGACCAAAGCGTTAGAGACAGCAATGTTGAAGAATACCTCAGAGATGTGATAAGAGAATTGAGAAAGATCAACGTGTATCTATCCAATATGAATGACTTTGTTGTGCAAAATGAAGATATAGAGGTTTAATAATGCCTGATATGATTAGAGATGGAAAAGGGCGAGGGTTTCTTGCTGAAGTAGACGAAAAAAATGATTTGCACGTACGTGCCATATCGGTAGAAGAGTCAATAGAAATTAACACGATAGGGAATGCGTATAACATTAATACAGGCGCGATAACGCTTACTAATGACGCAGAAACGCCTGTAATTTATCTAAAAAACAACGATACTAAAAATCTAATTATTACGGCTATTGCTGTTGGCTTAGGACCTACCAATGGCACAAGCTCTGACATTGCTCGTGTCACTGTAGTGCGTAATCCTACGACAGGCACTATTGTTGACAATAAAACGGCTGTAGCTATTAATTCCAATCGCAATTATGGGTTAAATAAGACGTTAAATGCTGATGTATACAAGGGAGCTACAGGGGCTACAATGACAAACGGCACTGACCACCTTTTGCTGTTTCAAGGGTTAAGCGGTAGACTCTTTTCCTCAATAGATGAGGTTATTCCATTTGGGTCAACCATAGGCGTAAAGATAGATCCACAAACTTCTTCTAATACATCGCTCTCCGTTTACGCGGCGCTTATCTGCTATTTAAAATAGCATAGGTAAAAGGAACGTATAACATGGCTTTAACAATTGAAGATGGCGGTGGCTCAGGTAAGTTAGCCAAAGTTGACGATGAAGGACAAATGCTTGTAGTCGCTGAGTCGCAAGAACTACAGCATCACGTAGCTAGGGTTGAGCAAAACGCCTATCAAGTTATTGGAGACTTTGCTAGCGTCAACAACAGCACGCACACAATCTTGCATATTAAGAACAATGATACAACTAAAAATTTGGCGGTCACTTTTGTTCGTTTGCAATTTTTAGATCAGGCGGGAGGCACAGCACTGCCAGCCGCTGCTACACGGTTTGAGCTTGGCTTTGGCCGCACTTTTTCCAGTGGAGGAACAGTGGTTACCCCCGTAAACACAACCGCTTTCTCTAATAAGGTGGCTTCTGTTACTTGCTATGACAATAACCCAACTATGGCAGGTACGTTTACAGAATTAGATCGATATTATGTAAAAGACGAGGGCGATAGTATTGTATACAACAAACAGGGTTCAATAATCTTGGGATTGAACGATACGTTTGAAGTGCGTATCGTCAGCGATCATACAAGCGGGTTAGCGTATGCTCGCGTTACCTTTATAATGATTTAATGGCTCAACCTATTGTCATAAAAGATGGAGGCAGAGGCACGCGGCATGGTGCTATAGTAACCTCGTTAGGTCAGTTGGTTACCTCGCCCGTCAGCTATGACCAAACTATATTTAAAGAGCTAGCCGAGCCAGATACGGCATACAATTTCTATCGCATTGTTGCTGGCAAGCAGTTTGTCATTACGGGCATCATAGCTAAGGCAGATAAGCAAGTATCTTCTACGGTAGATGCTATATTGGTGGTTTACGAGGCGGCAAGCGATTCGGACACCACGCCAAGTAAAGTGCTTTTTCAGACAGCCGTAGTCCAAGGAGATCAGTTGGTTTTATTGCCTCTTAATATTGTAGTTAACGAAGGGGTATATATTAACGCCAAAACCACGGACGATGATATCTACATGACTGTTATGGGATATTTTATAGATAGGATTACCTAATGGCAAAGACACTGGGTACCATAATTAATGAGGGATTAAAAGAGATAGGTGAGCCTGAGATTACTTCATTCACGGCGTTAAATATCCTTCAGCAACGGATGATAGAAGAAGCTAACGACACCGTAGAAGAGATTATGACCTACGGTGACTTCAGGTGGGCGCTTAAACATGTTAACATCTTAACGGCGGCTGATATAACTACGGATAAAGCGGCGGTCACCAACGGATCAGCTACGGTCACCTCTGTTACAAGTACTGCGGTGGATGCAGACTCTTTTACTGGCGCTACCACCGATATGTGGTTTAGGGTTACGGGCGATAATGTGTCTTATCCCATCGCCGCAGTAGACACCGACTCCTCGCCAGACACGCTTACGTTAGGTATCTCTGCTGCTACGGGATCACGCGTCTATGTAGGGACAACCAGCACAGCAGCAGGCTATCGCATATTTCAAGACACCTACGACCTATCGGTTACCACTGACATTGATGAGGTCAAGCATATTACATTTGGTGACGCAAGCTCATGGTCGCAAGGACTGACAGGCGTTACCCCGAATAACCAGATAGACTACGTTAACTTACAGACTATACTTAACGCTTCAGGCGGCGATTTGCATAGGAATACCAGTGGGCGTCCTCGCCTTGCTACCCTAATATCCAATGATGCGGACGAGAACAAACGTCTGTTGTTATGGCCTTTTCCCACCGAGCAGTATCTGGTAGATATATGGTATAAAGAGCTTATTGGCGAAAACACTACGTTTGGCACGAACCTCTTTGGCGGTGATGCGCCTGGCATTGCCTATCAGGCCGTTTCGCATCGAGTCAAGGTTGCTGCCTGTGTCTACGATGAAGACTACGATAGGGCATCACTGTATGAGCAACGCTACCAAGCGGCTATTGGCCATCTGATGCGCCGCGAGAACCGTCAAGAGATTGACGCGGGTTTCTCTATTAACACCTACCGCAGAGATTATGGCGTTACTATGCCTACGCGGAGTGGTTTGTGGTTTGACTCTAAAGGAGCCGTTCGGTAATGAGCCGCTGGCAATATGATATGCACTATCAGATAGGGCATGGCATTGATAGGAGGCTCAATCAGTCCAACCCTGAGTTTGACTCACAGGCCCTGTGGGAGATGCTCAATATAGTGTATACTAAAGACACCTCAGAGCCTGAGAAGATGAGAGGTGCTACGCAGATTGGAACGACTACGTTAGGCAATGCACGCGTTACGGGCCTCTTTGATTACGATGAAGGGTTGCGGCTGATAGGCACCGCTGCGGATGGTAAGATATATGAGTCTACAGGGACCGACTTCTCTCAATCGACAGGCGGCACGGGCTTCAATACAGGGGCCGATGCGCGTTGGTTTGGTGGTATGTTTTACGGTGCTACTACGGCGGCTAACTTACTCTTGCTCTCTAACGGCGTAGACGCACCGCAGAAGTATACTAGCGGAGCGGGTGTCTCTGCTTTGGGTGGATCACCCCCCGCCACGGGTAAGTATGGCATCAGTTGGGGGGGCAGGTGGTGGTTAGCAACGGGCGATACCCTATTTTATTCTAAGGTCAACGATGCGGAGGTGTGGGCCGCTCCTGATGGGGGGTCCATACAAATAGACCGAGGCTCTGGCGATATAACGGGCTTATCGGTGTTTATGGGTAACTTAATGATCTTTAAGCGGCGTAAGATCTTACGACTGCTTCCCTCTACTAACCTAGCCTCTACAGCGGTTAGGGAGGTGTCCTCGCGTATTGGCACTATGTCGCATGGGACTATAGCTGAAGCGCGCGGCGGCATCTGTATGTTTGCGTCAGACAACGGTATTGGGGGTATCTTTGCTACGTCATCTACGGGTGGCTTCTATGTTGATAACATCTCCGATGCCATTAAGCCTATCTTAGACCGCAGGAACCTACCTACCCAATCTACGGCGTGGTCGATATATAATGAAGCACGGGACGAGTATTGGTATCAATATGGCACGACAGGCTCAACGCCTTCAGAGGGCGTCATCTGCAACACGGGCTTAGGCCGCAATAGGCTGCGATACACGCGGCACAATAGAGCAAACATATTGTGTGGGACCATATGGCGTAAATCGGGCGAAGATGTGCAAGTGGTGGGCACAACGACAGGTAAGGTGCTACAGATGCACTCAGGTGATGCGTGGGACAACACCAATTACACGGGGCGCATTGTCACGCCAAGTCACACGCAAGGTCGCTTAGGTTGGATGAAACGATATAATCGCGTCTTTGCTGATTTTCTCACTAACGGCTCGTATCCCTTGACATTAAAGATATCTTTGGGGCGCAAAGACCTGCCTGGCCTGGGTGGTGAGACGCTAACATCAACGGCTGGAGGCGTTAGCGATGGATGGGGCGTGGGTGAATGGGGTGCTGCTTTATTTGGTGGAGCAGAGCAACGCGGAGCGCATTTTCGTTTGACTAAAGCAAATCGGGGATATTATTGTAGGTTAACCTTTGAGACTACGGGCGCTAATCAGTGGTTTAAGGTTAATGGATACCACTTGGAACATAGGTTACGTGCAGAACAACCTGTTGCATAGGAGAGTATAGCAATGCCAAATAATGATTTTAGAGATACACCTTCGCAGGGTGCTGGCGCGCAAAGGCCCCCCACACGAATGCCTGACCGAGCTTATTACCCTAGCCACATGGAAATACCGCCTAACTTAGAAATGGCGATGAGGCAAGGGTCCAATGCTATGATTGGTGGTATTCCACATTGGATGGATGACGCAGGGCAGGTATTTACTTATTGGAATAATATCCCTGATAGATCGGAGGATATGTATGCTTCTGATCCATATTATGGGTCAGGATGGACTGTAAGTAGTGACTATGGAGGTAATAACTATCAATCATACCCTTCGTCTTTGCAGGGAAGAAGTGTTTATCAAGATATAAATGAGTGGAATCGTCGCAGGAGAGGTGGTAGTAATGGCTGAATACGTAGATGATCCACCAGCACCTGAAGAATCGGATGATGGATTAGGACTACCTGAAGAGTGGGAAGGTAAAGATTGGGATAACGCCATGAAGCTGTTGGCGCGTGAAGCTGTTAATAATGCGCGCTTTCAGAATGCGGTGATGAAGTGGCGTATGGAGAATGAATCACGATACCTGCCCTCTCTCTTGGGTGGCGCGCATCAATTCATGACGCAAGAGGCCAATCGTCCTGAGACTATGTTTGTCTCTCCTATGTTTCAACCGCAGCATACTAATAGGCAGAGGACTTCTTTTGACCCCCTCTCTGACTTTGTAAGTTTTGAAGCTCCTGAGATATTAGACCCTGAGGGAAAGGGGCCTCCTCCTCCTCCTCCTCCTCCCGTTGGTCCATGGGTTCCTCCTCCTGGCTATATGGTCGGACCTGTTATGAAAAGTCCTCCTACTGTAGACGATGAGAGAGACTTTACCTTTGATGCGGATGCATGGAAATCTGTTGGACAATTACCCCCACAGAAGACAGATGATGAGAGGGATATATCCGCCCTGATGATGGGCACACAAGGTCAGTTGCCCTATGGGGTGACTAGCACAGATGATGAGAGGGACTTTATTTTTGATGCAGATGCATGGCGATCTGTTGGACAATTACCCCCACAGAAGACAGATGAAGATAGGGATATAGCCGCTCTAATGATGGGTACACAGGGTCAGTTGCCCTATGGGGCGACTAGCACAGATAATGAGTTAGACATAGCCGCCTTGATGATGGGCACACAGGGTCAGCTTCCCTATGGCGCGACTAGCACAGATAACGATGTAGATTTAGCTGCCCTTATGGCAGGAACTCAAGGGCAGTTGCCTTATGGCGCGACTAGCACAGATAATGAGTTAGATCTAGCCGCATTAATGGGAGCTACGCAAGGGCAGTTGCCTTATGGCGCAGTGGCCACCGAAGAGCCAATTGATCCCCAAGCGATGATGATGGGTACACAGGGTGCTTTGCCTTATCTCAATCGTCCAGAACAGGAGATGACCTTCGATGCAGATCTATGGCGTAATATGGACCCCTCTACCTTTAGTAGAGAGAATACATACGATAGATCGCCTTTAAGTGAAAGAGATGCGGCATTGGCGGCATATGAACTATTAGAGCGACCTGATACAAGCGTTTATGCTCGTGAAGCGGCTTTTGACCCCCGCGATGCATTTGCGGCATATGGTCAGATGGAGCGGGATGCAGCACCTCCCCCTTCGCTCTCCGCATATGAACGAGAGGCGACAATGGGGCCAGGGATGGCGGCAGAGGCATACACATTGCCTAATATGCAGATGGGCGCTGTAGCGGGTGGAGGTAGTGCTGGTGGCGCAGGTGCTGGAGGAGGTGGCGGTGCTGGCAATCAAGAGCGCGTGAGTCCAGTAGAGGGCATAGAGCGGTTTGTTAATGAGAACCCACAGCTTATGGGTCAGGCAAACCTTATCCCCGCTTCGTTACGCGACTATATTACTACCAATACAGGTGTAGACGCCAGAGGCATGACCGCTGTGCAATTTGACGATTGGATGAATGGCCGCGATGTGATAGTGCAGGGAGAGGTGATCCCCTCTAACCCGCGCATAGTGGATGCTATCAGAAAATCTGAGGGTGCAGAGAACTTCCTCGCTGTCTTATCCACATGGGCTGAACGGCATAGAGAAGATGAGTTTCAGAGGCGTGGTGGGACGGTAGGATTTCAGGGTCAGGCTGGCGGTTTTCCTAAGATCGATTTGGGCATATTAAGTGGATATGTAACAGGGGAAGCACTGCCTCCCATCACACAAGCTGACATTGATGAGGCCAATGTTTCAAGTGAGCCTATTAGAAAGATAAAGTAATGGTAGGCTTTGCCGAGTCTGCAATTTGGCTTGAGTCCTCAAGAGGTTGCAGCGCTGATGACCAACATGCAAGCGCCTGTAGGTCGATCATTTTTAGGCGGGAAACGTGTTTACTGTAAATTTTGCTGACCTTGGTGGGTCTTTTCGGGATAGCAAAGAAGACTTAAACCGTAGATATGAGTATTATTATGGTGATCCGTTAGATGATGAGTCTTTAACAACCCTATATGGTGGTGGAAGAATAAATGTATCATTTGTACCTAGTGGGGAACAGATAAAAGTATTTAACGGCACCAATAACTTTACCGCCAATGATGACAATACTGGAGGAAGTGACATGAGCGAAGTAACGGATACATGGACGAACTTTCTAACTAATAATAACACGGGAGAGAATGGCGTAGGATATAGTGGGGCAGGATTTAATCCTACTTTTGGTCAATATAACGCTGATCGCGGCGGCAATGTATTGATGCCCACACAGCAGACAGCCTATAGCCCTACTAACACGGGCGCCGTCAACTCGTCTGTAACGCAAACCAGTCAAACGGCTTATTCGCCTTATTCTATGGGCCAAACGGGATTTGCGCCCACTTCCAATCCATATACGCCACAAAATCAAACACAATTTAACCCTTACGCTCCCAATGCAGCGTTGGCAGGACTACAGCAAGCACCTACGCAAGCAATGCCAAGTGCATCACCTACTTCAAATGCGAACCTGACTGCACTTGCCAGTACGCCTACAGCAGGGGTTTATAATACGCAACCTACGCAAAATGCCATGGATGCGTATTTTAGTGGTCAGCAGACCTTGCCGCAGTTGCAAGCGCTTATGGATGAGATGGAGCGCAAGCAGGGGCTGGAAACGTCCATGCAAGAAGAGCAGATGACTAATAGAGGATTGGGCAACTCCACTTTCATGGATCAGGCCAGAGCAGACCTCGGATCGCGTCAGCGCAATGAGCTAATGAACCTCGCTACGCAAGCGACGATGCAGCTATTGCCTATGCAGGTGGGCCTCTCAGAGCAGATGCGTCAGGGGGACATGGCGCAGCGGAGCCAGCAAGTGCAAGAGCTATTTGGTGCTCTTGGTCTTCAAGATCAGTTGGGTGGCTCCCAATTTGGGAGGGAGTTAGCCACGCGCCAGCAAGGGTTTAATGAGCTTATGGGGGCTATGGGGCTAGAGGAGCAGTTAGAGCAGGGCGAATTTGGGCGCAATGCAGCTATAGCGCAGTTAAGAGAGAACCTCATGCAGGGGCAGTTTGGCCGCGAAGCAACACAGGCACAACTGTTGGATCAGTTTAAGCAATCACAGTTTGGTAGGGATTTGAGCAGCACGCAACTGCAAGATGCTCTCAAGCAAAGTCAGTTTGGCAGGCAGTTACAACAGACGCAGCTTAATGACCAACTGCGCCAGAGTGGGTTTGCGAGAGAGGCGGCGGCAGCACAGCTACAGGATGCCCTCACACAAAGTCAATTTGATCGTCAGCGTGCTGGATACGGTCAGCAATTTGATGAGTTTGCGCGCATGGCTGACCTGTATAACCAGAATCGTCAGATCGATTACAACCAACGTCTAGGTGGCTTTAATGCATTCTCTCAGGCGCTTGGGCGCTTGAGTCCTGCGGCCGTAAATCCAGGCCAAGCACCTGGCCCTGAACCATGGGAGTCGGGCCTAAATGCACTCTTGACCTACCTTGGGGGTAAATAGTAGCATATGAACTTTTTTAAACAATTAGCGCGTGGCGCGGAGCGGGGTGTTCCTGCGTATCTAGCGGGACAGAAAGCAAAGCAAGAGCGCGAGGATCGATTAGCGCGTGAGAAAGAGGCGCGGGATCAATACGAAGCACAGTTAGTGCGTCAGCGCATTATGGCGGGAATACAAATAGCACAGAACTCAGGCGATCCCGATGCGATTGCCTCTGCTATACAGAAGGGCGTCGATGAAGGTGTACTTCCTTCAACGCCCAATAGACCTTCTATCTCATCTCCCAAAGATGCAGGGACGGGGACTGTTGATGAGCGAACGATAATCCCTGGGACTGAAACGACTGTAACCTCTACAAGCCCATATGCGGATATGGATCCTCTTGCTCGTGGATCGGCACAAAGCGCGGCACGGGAGCAGCTTAGGAAAGATGAAGAATGGAGAATGAGGCAAGCTGAAGCACAGCGTAAAGCAGCAGAAGATGATAAGTGGACCGTACTGGGCGATGGAGTCTTATTTATGAATGTTCCTGATGGCCAAGGAGGATTTAAGCCTGTTTTTAATGTAGATGGTCAAGTAGATAAAGTAACAAGCTATGATAAAGAAACGGGTATTGTTACATGGGATATAGCGGGTCCAAGGTTGGTTACGGATCCAAATATAATTAACCGCATTGATGAAGTTCGCAAAGCAAAAGTTCAAGAGAGGATATCTATTGAAGAGGTTAAGCAGGCAGCAAGGAGTGCGCTGGTAAACGAAAGGCAGCTTGCAAGAACGAATGAACAGACTGCTAGAGCGTATACTGGGGCTTTCAAACAAGCGGTAAAAGATTTACAGAGCGACAGTAATCCACTGCCTTTGGATGATGTCATATCTAACTTTGAAGCAGTTATGGCGGCTTATCCTGATGTTGGAGAGCTTATACAAACGGCTAAGGTCGCTTTAAACAATCAATATAACCCACTAAAGTTGGGTTTCAGTGATGCACAACAAAAAGACTTAGCGGGAATCCGCACTTCACAGTATTATGCCGATAGACTAATCTCTCAATTAGATAATAAAGAAATACAGGACATCCTTGGCCCATTGCAGGGTCGATTGGCAAATATAGGTTCTATCCTTTCTGGGGGAGGGAGCTACACAGATAAGCAGAAACAGTTTCTCACTAGTTTATCGCGGTTAATGGATAATGCGCGGCGTGAAGCTACAGGCGCGGCAATATCCATGAAGGAACAAGATTTTTACCAAAATCTTATAGGCGATCAGTATATGACTCCTGAAACTTTAAAGGCTGCACTATCGACTCTTATTGATGATTTAAATAGTGATGTGCAGGCTGTATATGAAACGGGTATTTTTAGTAGATATGGCGAACTAGATGCTACGGCAATAGAGGCAATGAATAAACACGTTATTTTTCGCCCTAGCTATCGAGAAAGTGAACCTAACTTCAACTTGGATTTAGATGATGAGTCACTATTTGTGGAAGAGGGACCACCAACTCCTAGCGATGATCAAGTGTATGATAAGTCATTTGACTCTATCGCTAACCGTATAGTGCCACGAAAAAACAACAGACCGCCACTTTTACAGCAGAGATGACCAATGCCCACGACATATAGCTCTTTTGAAGAATTAGGCAAAAAAGTAAAGGAAGATAATCCGCGTGTAACGCTGCCAGATCGTGAAGCGGGGTTAAAGTTTGCTCAGAAGTTTCCCAATATGGCTACGGTCAAAGAGGTTGAGGATCAGGTAGATATCAAAGAAGAACCATGGGGGCAGTCGCTAGTGCAAGGAGTGCAGGCTGTAGATAATGCTTTGCGTTCTTTGACTACAGAAATGCCCGTAGCAAAGCAATTTAATGAGTTTTCTCAAGGTTTTGCATCGGGTCTTTCTGCTGGTGCCACAAAGGAACTTGCAAAGCGATGGGATAATCCTCAAAATGAAAGTTTATTTCATACAGCAGGAGAGATAGTAGGCGAAATTGCTGGTCCTATGAATCTAATTCATAAAGCATGGGGAACAGCAAAAGCGGCCTCTATGCTTGGAAAAGCGGCGGTTGCTGGTGGAGAAGGTGTAACTACTGAAGGTATAAAGGGCGCAGTAAACTACGCACTTCGTCCAAGTTATGAAAAAGAGGATTTAGGTGCTCAAGCTCTTATTGGTGGCGGTGCCGCTCTTGGTATGGATTTAGGATTAAGAGGAACGGGTAAAGCTGTTGGGACTGTAGCAAGTAAGATATTGGGAGTAGCACCTACGCAGATTAATAATGATTATGTCCAGTTTATGCGTAAGCATGGTCAAAAAGTTATCCCTACGATGGCTGCACCAGAAAGCCAAGGGGCTAGGCGTGTTTTGCGATGGATGCGCGAATCGGCGGGTAGTGCAAATAAACTTCGTGGCGCAGCGCAAGAATTAATGCAGTATACTACTGATCAAAAAAATAGATTCGTTGCACATTTGGGCGGTGAGCAGATTACTTCCTCCAAGGCGGGTCGTGCGTTGGTGCAGTCATTTAAAGAAACGCATGATGCACTAAAAAGTGATGCGGCAGAAATATATCGTGATATGATTCGCGCTAATCCAAAAATCGGGAAAATGCCTATACAGGCTAATGCTGATGTAATGGTCCCTATGAATGATGGATCAATTAAGCGCATAAATATGTTAGAAACCTTGGATGATGCTGTAAAAGAATTGCGTCCTGAAGATCCAAATGAATTAAAAAAACTGAAAAAGCAAGTGGATAGATTATTAGGTCGAGCGAAGGAGGCCAAAAATCCACAAGCCGTAACAATGAAAAAAGAACTGCGCCCTCTCCGCTCAAAAACACTCCAGAAAGATATAAGTGAACAGCAATATACACCTGAAGGTGGATTTGTCAGGAAGCGCTATAAAGCATCCGCATCAGGTGAAGAGGGCGATTTAACCCCTGAAGTACGTTCTCGCCTTAGATTAGATCCCACTGCCAAAATTGGCAATACGACTCTATATACACCTACAGATGTCCCATACGGCACATCCGCAGATATAGGAGGCGCTCCATATTCAACCCGATACGGACAAACGCAGGGTGGATCGCGCTCTGCTATGCAAGATCCAACAAATCCTGCTGTACCAGCGGGTCAAGTTTCGCAAGAAGCATTAGAGGCTGCTGGAGCTAAAGTTCGTCAGCGGTATGAAGAGGTGGAAGTGCCTCAGTATATGACGTATGAGCAATGGTGGGAGGAATTGCAAACTATTGGTAATTTAATAGGAGAGGCAAAGGGGCGTAATATGCCAGGTGTTGCTGGTAAATTAGGCCGCGTATATGGAGACTTGCAAGATGCGTTAGATTGGACAGCAGAGCAAACTCAGCCTGGTTGGTCTGAACCGATACGTTTAGCTCGACAAAAATATCGTATGTATAAGACGTTTGCTGATAATCCAATCGTTGACCGCATCGCTAAACTTGGTAATATGAAATTGCGCGGAGGTAAGGAAACCATTGAAAAGTTTAGCAATATTGCAGGTGAGATGTTTAAAGATGTAGATGTAATACGCCAAGCAAAACAAATTATCCCACCAGAACAATTTGCAATGCTTCGATCTGCTCATATACAAGACCTTATCTGGAAAGCTCGTGCCACAGGAGACATTAAAGAGGGCAATGTAATAGAGCGCCTTGATTTTGATAAGCTCATTAATGCCATAGAACATCCTGGAAATACGAAGCGTGGTGGTCTTAATGGAGAGTATTGGGAAGAGCTTTTTAGTGATGAAGGATTTACAGATGTTTTCGGTCAACCTGTTCAGTATAATGGTGGCGGTGCAGAGCTTGGTGAACAAATGAAAGAGTTAGTGCGCCTAGCCGCCGTCACAGATATACAAGCAGGATCATTAGCCCCAGGATCGGAAGGTTTTACATCTGCCATGGCAGAGAATTTTGCGCCTGGTGTAATAGTGAAAGACCCCGTAGCAAATTTTAATATGCTTGAAGGGCTATTAGCAAATATTCTCACTACTAAGAAATTTGCCAGAGACTTTTTTGAGCAAGACATAGATAAAAACATATATTTACAAGGCAAGTTTAAAGGGGAGTTGCCTGACTTCTTAACTGCAAAAGATGATTTAGTGCAACGAGGTATGCGTAGCACATTAACGAATATGCTGACAGGAGCCGCTGGTGTTAGGTGATGCCCCCATAGTCACCCTCATGGAGGAGGAGTATTACCTTGACGATACGGGTGAGTTGATTGCCTTTGAGGATCATCAGCGCCGTATCCTCAATGAGATCTTCACGCCTAACGCGGATGGTAAGATCGGCTATGAGACGGTGGTGTGGTCTACCCCTAAGAAGGAGGGTAAGACAGGCGTGGCAGGGGCGGTAGGGTATGGCTTTTCTCGCATCTTTGGCGGCAACGCCTTCTCTCTTGCCAACGATAAGGAGCAAGCGGGAGAGCGTATGTTTGACCGTGTGGTGAGCAACTTTAGACACATGAAAAACAAGAATTCTGATCTCTTTGAGTCGATCATCAAAGAGGACTACCATGAGCGCATCACCAAGAACAACATGATTGAGTTCAACAATACAGGACAGATCAACCCTGGGCCGCACTGGTTAAAGTTTGTTGCAGCAGATTACGCAGGCGAGGCGGGCGGTAGACCTGCTATGACCTGTTTTGATGAGTTGTGGGCCTACAAGGGCGATAGGATGGCGAGGCTATGGGATGAGTTCCAACCTCTGTCTATCATGCCTGTATCATTGCGGTTTATCACCACGTATGCGGGGTGGTATGGAGAATCTGACTTACTATGGTCTATCTATGAGACGGTAGTGCAGCCAGATAGCTACGATCCATTGGTGAAGCACGGGACCAGAGTTCCTGGCCTAGAGGACTTACCAGTGTATCAGTATGGAGAGAAGTATCTGCCTGGCTCCTATCTGGTCTATTGGGACCATGAGAATAGGATGCCATGGAAATCATTCGAGTATCTGGAAGGACGCAGGAAAGATCCAGCGGTCAAAGGCCGTGAGGCTGAGTATCGGCGCTTATGGCGCAATGAGTGGACCACGGGCATGGATGCGTTTTTATCACCAGAGCTTGTTGATGAACTGATGCAATTAGGCCATGACCATGGCTTAGTTAATAACATGGAGAATTGGTAATGTCAACGGCAATTAGAGACTCATTCGTTGACCACAGCGCCTTAGATGGGACGGGCGATGCGATCAATGGCAGTGAGGTGGATGAGAATGGCAACACAATAGCGGATATCCTTGATGGCACTACCGCTACGGATTTGGCAGGTGCAGGGACATTGGATTTTGTTTTCACGGATACGCGGTCAGGTATCCGATTGCTGGATCTTAATAATGCCGCAGGCGCTGTGCATACGGGCCTTACCATAGAGTGGGACCCTGGTGATGGGGGCAACCTCACGGATAACACTTCAGGCGTAGGCATTGACTTTAAGATGCCCGATGACGCGGACAACCAAGATGTCTTTGCTTCCCTCAATGTCATTGTAGTAGATGATGCTAACACCACAGAAGACGGGGAGTTTAGCTTTAAGGTGGCAACGGCAGGCACTAACACGGAGCAGATGACGCTCTCTGCATCAGCGTTAACTGTCACGCCCCCCTCCACGTTGACGGGCTTGGTGACGGCCACGGCGGGCATCACTTCAGGTGCCAACATTGTATCGGATACGGACTCTGCCGACGATCTGGGCACAACGAGCGTGCATTGGGCAAACCTGTACGTAGACAGCATTGGTGATACGGGACAGGCACTGACGATAACAGCAGGGGCGAATAATGTAAACATGACGGCAGGTACGTTCGCTCTTACGGGCGCTCAGACCGTTTCCTCGACGCTGGGTGTCACGGGCCTCACAACGGCTACGGGCGGCGTGACCAGCGGTGGTAACATCATCAGCGATACGGATTCCACAGACGATCTCGGCACAAGCTCTGTGCGATGGGCCAATTTGTATGTCGATTCCATTGGCGATACGGGTCAAGCATTGGATATTGCCGCGACCACGCTGTCCTTCAACACAACCAGTGCTATCGATACGTCGGGTAACAACGCACTGACGCTCAATAGCGGCACGGCGGCGCTGACAATCACCGCTGGCGATGTGACCATCTTTGACGACAACAACAACGCCGACACCAGCCTGTCGATTGGCACGTCCGCGACTGAGGCGCTAAAAGTCGAGATCCTCAACGGCGCAGCTAACAAGACGGCTGAGGAAGTGCGTTTTACCACGTCTACGGCCAGCGCAACAGCGGACCACGGCAAGATGAGCTTTTATGTGGACGACGCGCAGATCGCCACCATAGACGATGGCGGCATCGATCTGGCCGCTGGATTGGCGTTCACCGTCAATGGCGCGGCGGTAGGCGGTGCGGCGCTAACAGGCAGCACGGACAATACAATCGTGACCGTCACGGGAGCCGACGCGATACAGGGCGAGGCGAACCTGACGTTCGATGGGAGCACGCTTACGGTGACAGGCGCTCTATCTGTAGCTGGCAATTACACCAACTCAGTGCAGCCAGCGTTCCATGCCAATTCCACAACTGACGTAGCAAACGCGACAGGAGATGGCACAACAGTCACAGTAGATTACGACACAGAACGCTTCG